CACACGAAAGAGGTTTTATAGCGGAAGCCCCAAGCCGCAATAATCGGAAGGCACTCAAAAAGCAAGGGTGACGTTACCCAAAGAAAAAGGACTGCATCCGGCTCGCAAAGCTCTTTGATCGGCATTGCGCTCAGCTCGGAAATGCTCATTGATGGATAATGAAATTTAGCGGGGCCGTAATCCTCAGTAAGTTTATCGCCGTATTTCCACGGAGGATCAGCATAAATGACCCGAAATTTTGCGTCGGGCAATAATGCCGCGGCTTTAACCTTCACGGACCGAACCGTCCTTCTAACCTCGTTAATTTTCTTTTTCCCCTCAAAAACTTCCTGCGCAAGATCCGGGTGAGTCACGGCGAGCTCCTCCATGGCCTCAAACTTTTTGCCCGCCCGCCGGATGGTTGACTCGTTAACTCCGTGCTCTTTGGCCAAGGACTCGGCGGTTTTCAAAGTGTCCAATTTGGACACTTTGTTTTTGTCAGCGTTTGTGTTTCCGGTTGGAGCCCCGACCGCCTTCTTCGTCCGGGAATGACGCCTACCGCGAAGCCAACTGAGTTGATCCGGCGAAAGGTTACGCCTGCCAAGCTGGTTTGCATCCATCCAGTCCATTGCGGCATCAGCATCGGCAAAAACCATTGCCACCGTCTCAAACGGAATGCCCAGCCGTGTGCAAATCTCGAATCGGTTGTGGCCGTCGATCAGGGTGCCATCCCAGGTTACCAGCGGGTCACTGCAACCGTGCGCGACAAGGTTGGCTTCGAGCTGGGCAAGTTCCTCGGGAGAGAGTGGCGGGATCAGTTTCTGAAATGCGGGATCAATTTTCGGGGTCATTTGCGAGAATCATACCGTAACCGCGTTAAGAGTCAAAACTTTTTTCGCGTGGATGAGTTTGATTCCTAGCGAGTTATGAAGAGCGCGTAAAAAATAACAAGAAATAGCTTGATCTGTTATTGCGCTACGGTATTATTTCGGTTGTGAAACAAAAAGCATCACCCAAAAAGACGCGAACCAGCGTGAGCGTCTCCATCCCGTCAACGCTCCTGAAAAAGGGGCAAACCACCGCTCACAATCTAGATCAATCGTTTAGCTATTTTGTGACGCGGTTGCTCCGAAAAGAACTCGAATCGAAATGATCCCTGCAACCCACACTGAAAACCACCAACAAAAAAATATCATGATCGAACTCCTATCACTTATCTGCCTGATCGTCGCATCATTTGCGGCCTCATGCAAAATCACCGAACTCGCAACCAAAAAGCAGCAGGACCTAAAATGGCGCGAATGGTGCGAAAACCTGCGGCCTGGAGCCGGGCCAGACGGGCTGGACCGCGACGGCAACAGACCCTGAACCCGAGAATCAAAATCAACCCATAAAAAAATGACGAAAAGAACAACAATCGAAATCGACGTCGAAATCGAATACGACTACGACCCAGGCACGGAACCCTATATCTCCGGGGCTCCTGAGGACTGCTACCCCGGCGAGGACCCCGGGGTTGAGATCCAGAGCATCGAGTTAGTCCACCAGACCCGAGATGTCATCACTGGCAAAGTCTCGACCGCTAGGCTCGACATTGTGGACCATATAGACCCAGCCATCCTCAGCGCAATTGAGGACAATCTCATCCAAGACGGACCCGCAGAATAAACCACCAACTAAAACCAAAATTATGAATACAACAACACCGGCTGAAACGCCAAAAGACATCATTGCAGAAATGAAAGCTGCGACAGACCGCGAGGGGATCGAATCAGTCTGCCTCCTCATCACGAAAGGTTCGGGGGGGCCATTCTGGAATGTTTTCACACGCACCGGAAATGCGAGTGGCACGACGCTGGAAAAGGCTATCGACGCCTCAAAGCTGATTGAGGGGACGCGCATCAAAAACCTGAGGGCAGAAGCAGCCCTCATCGGAATGACACTCGTTAAGGAGGAATCGAAATGAGCGCAACCGAGACCCAAATCACTGACGTGCAATTTCAAATCTCCCGCGAGTCGGAAGCGTTTGAACTGGTCCAACGCCAAGCGAAAATGCTGGCAGCATCAACCCTCATCCCTAAGGAATTCCAGGGCAATATGTCCAACTGCGCCATCGGGTTGAATATCGCCAAGCGTCTTGGGGCTGACCCGTTCATGGTCCTTCAGAATATCGACATCATCCACGGTCGCCCCGGATTCAGAGCGTCGTTCCTCATTGCGATGGTCAACGCCAGTGGCCGATTCACCCCGCTGAAATTTAAGATGACGGGCGAGGGCATGACGAAAACTTGCGTTGCGGTCACGACAGACAAGGACAGCGGCGAGATCGTAGAGGGGCCGGAAGTCTCAATGCAGATGGCTAAGGCAGAAGGCTGGTCGGAAAAGGCGGGCAGCAAATGGAAGACCATGCCTGACTTGATGCTCCGCTATCGAGCAGGAGCTTTCTTCGCGCGAATCTATGCACCGGACATTACGTTGGGAATGCAAACTGCTGAAGAGTTACGCGACGTAAAAGGCTTCGAGACGGCAAAGCAAGTGCAAGCCATCTCCGAACCGCTTGACCCGTTTACTCCGCCTGAGTTGCCAGAGGCCACCGCCACCGCAGAAGAGGAATCTGAATGAATATCTTTCGCGACATTGAACAGGGCTCGCCCGAGTGGATCGCCATCCGCAAGGGCCACCCGACGGCTTCCCGTTTCTCTGACATCATCACGGCGGCGAAAGGCGAGTTGTCGAAAAGCTCCACGGGCTACATCCGCGAGCTAATCGGCGAGTCGTTTTGCCCTGACTGGGAGGAGTGGCTCGGCAACAAATTTACGGACCGGGGCAAAGAGACCGAGCCGGAAGCTCGGGATGCGTTCGCAACTATTCTTGACGGCACCCTTAGAGTTGAGGAAGTCGGCTTCGTCCTGGGGGATGATGGCGTCTGCGGATGCTCTCCAGACGGCCTAATCTATAAGGGCGACTTGCTCGTTTCTGGGGTGGAAATCAAATGCCCGTCGCCAAAGGTCCACGTCGGCTATGTATTAGATGGGGGACTGCCCGCTGCCTACGCACAACAGGTCCATGGCTCAATGGCTATTACAGGAGTGCCTGAGTGGCATTTCTGGAGCTATTTCCCCGGCCTGATGCCGTTGCATATCATCGTTAAACGAAACGACTACACCGCAAAACTCGGAACCGCTCTAGCGCAATTTGTGGCGAGCTATAAGGCGGCTTATGCCGACGCTCTCCCACGGCTCAAAATTCCCAATCAGTAACCAACACCAAAAACCAAACAGAAAAACATCATGAGAAAAGCACAAATCGACGTTACAAAAATCATCAAAGCAAAACTCTACAAGGGCAAGAAAGGCACTTACCTGGACCTGACCTTTATCGACAACAAAGACGGGGAAGACGAGTGGGGGAACATGGGCTTCATCGTGCAAGACCTTGGAAAAGAAGCGCGGGAAGCTGGTGAGAAAGGGCCGATCCTTGGCAACTGGAAGGAGATCGCAACTAAGAAAGCTTCTGCGGCCAGTCCTGAACCTACCACCGAACAAGACGACTCAAAGGCCCTCCCGTTTTGAGCAATCTCCGGTTGGGCATCAACACCCAGCCGGACCCATTTTTAATCATGACTGAGCGTGATCTAATAATCCACCAGCTTCACAAAATCCACGGAACCAAAACCAAATCTGAACTTATGCACGAACTTTATTACCGCAACCTTTGCAGCGACCTTTGCCTATGCCTTGACGACATCGCAACTCTGGATTTGTTGCGAGCTTACAACGCTGGACTGCGGGAGGCTCAATGAGCAACAAATCCCCATCTCGCGTAGTCCCTAAACAAATACTTGACCTCACTCGGTTGATGGAATTTGCTAAGGCGAACGGATTCCCGAACGCAAGTTCGCTGATTTGGGAGGTGAATAATCCCGAATTTCCCGCAGAGGACCTGAAGACATTGCTGGACGATTGCTGCGGCGAGGCTCGGGTGACATTCGGAATTGACCTCGGCATTACCCCGCTGATAGCTCGGCGGGACACAGACGAAGATGGCAATGATGGCGAAGATTATTTCGCTAATGACACGCCATGGACCAGCGCGGAGGGGAAGAAATGAATATCCGAGATTTGACCGACAAGCAAAAGCTCCTGATGTCCACCAAGGACCGGAAATCATTTGGTAAATCTGGAGTAACATACGACGAGGCGGAAGCGGGTGCCGTTGCGAAGTCCGAAATGGAATTGCAGGGGCAGCTTTACAGTCTGCTATACCGTCGCGGTCACCGGCCCCGAATGCAGCCCACCCGAAAACGCAGCCAGATTGCGCCAGGGATGCCCGACATCGCCTTTGAAATTCACGGCCTAAGCGTCCACTGGGAAGTCAAATTGCCGGGGAAGAATCCGACCCCGCAGCAATACAAATGCCACCGGGAACTAGCAGCGGCTCCGAACGGGGCTATCGTCCGCGTGATCCGCTCGTACCGGGAAGGGCTTGACAACCTGGCTGAGATGTCTTCCGTGAATAAAACGCTTGCCATAGACGGCTGAACTTGACAATAATACACAGTGTATGCTTTTATACACGAAACTTTGACAAAATGCACTTTACAAAACTTTTTTCTTCAATTTTAGATTCTACCATTTGGCAGGAACCAGCCCATACGAAACTTACTTGGATCACGATGCTTGCCATGGTTGACCGCCACGGCGAGGTCCACGCATCAATTCCCGGCCTTGCGGCTAGAACGGGTGTTTCTATACAAGAATGCGAGGAGGCTTTAGCCAGTTTCCAGACGCCAGACCCCTATAGTCGGACGAAAGACCACGAAGGAAAGCGGGTGAAAGTGATAGATGGCGGCTGGGCTTTACTGAACCACGGGAAGTACTGTACTCTCCTAAGTGCCGAAGAGAGAAGGGAATACAACCGGGGGAAGCAGGCTGAGTACCGGGCTCTTGCCAAGGCCGCAAACCTGGCAATGACTGTCAATGACACAAATACACAGGCAGCTACAAATGTATCAAATGCACACATAGTAGATGTAGATGTAGATGTAGATGTAGATGTAGATGTAGATGTAGATGTAGATGTAGAAAAAGAATTACCGGAACCTACGGTTCCTCCCATCATTGCTGCGTGGAATTTGTGCGGATGTTTCCCCAAAGTCTCGAGCCTGGGGGCAAAGCGCAAAGCGATATTCTCAGCAAGGATGCGCGACCGCTATTTCCGGGATCATGCCTTGGAGGCGATTCAGATGATTTCCAAGAGCGATTTTTGCACCGGGAAAAACGACCGTGGTTGGGTGGCAAACCTCAACTGGTTCCTCCGCCCCGGCAAGGTGGAGGAAATCATGGAGGGCGCATTCAGCCGCCGAGGGAACCAAAAAACCGCCACGGACAACGCAATCAAACCCGGCGAATACAAAAACCTTGTATTTGACCCCAACACACCTGAAAACCAATGACAACAGATTTACAACTCCCGGAAATTTTAATCCGTCTCAGCGCAATCCCGGTGCGCTCCGACGCCGAGATCCGCGAATGGACCTGGCGCAATGAGATACGCCCGATTCTTGCCGATGCCGGGTTTGATGGACGATTCCGAGAACGGGCCGATTGGAATCTGGAGCCGAATCAGAAAAAGGTGTTCCGGGTGGTAAGATCCAAACTTCTTGGCGAAGGGGCTATCATCGCCTTGGTAGGAATCCGTGGTACCGGGAAAACTACCATCTCAGCGCAAATTGCAATCCAGCTTGCTGAGGAGTGGGTTGCCTACTGGAATCAGTCGCAACGGCGCGAGAATGCCCCGATTGGCCTCCCGATATACCGCAAGATGCTTTCTATCGTTGAGATTCTTAAACCACTTTATTCTGATCACGGGTCAACGCGGACCGATTCGCTGGTGGCAATGCGGGACGCGCTATGCTCAATCGGACTCCTGATAATTGATGAAAAACACGACGCGAACGCCCTTAATGTCGCTCCGAGGATTCTGACTGACATCATTGACCGGAGATATTCCGCCAAAAAAGACACTATCATCATCAGCAACGAGTCTGCTGTAGAGTTCGAGCAAAATACCGACGACTCTATCATCTCACGTTTATCGGAGCACGGAATGATCGTCCCCTGCAACTGGCCGTCGATGAGAGCGCGAAAAACAAACGCACCTCCCTTTAAGGGATGATAGAAGGGATTTTTAAGTTGCCCCTGTCAAGCCTTTTTGCTATCCATCAACCATGCCACCTAGGAAAAAAAATAAAATAGGTCGTCCTTCCACATTCACCGCCAAGACAGTCAATGAAATCTGCCAACGGCTTTCAAAGGGCGAGGGTCTAGCGGTAATTTGCAGAGATGACAAAATGCCAGGGGTTCAGACCGTTTACGACTGGGCCTTTAAATATGAGGATTTTTCCGTTGCCATCGTACGCGCGAGAGATCAGGGATTCGATGCAATCGCCCAAAAAGCCTTGGAGATTGCCGATGAACGAGGAGAAGACCCGCAATCCCGCCGGGTGATGGTGGATACCCGGCTGAAGCTCCTGGCGAAATGGTGCCCGAAGAGATACGGGGACAAGATCGAGGTGGAGCAGACAGGCCAGCAAATCGTCACTGTAGTGATTGGCGGAGAATGACCGGCGACACCGAAATAAGGCTGGAAATCAACCCGCGCAAGCAGATGCGGCCGTATCTGGAGCGTAAGGAGAGATGGGCCTGCATGGTCATTCATCGCAGGGGCGGGAAGACATTCGCCTGCATTCAGGATCTCCTGACCAAGGCTTTGACCTTCAAGCGTCCGGGCCCCCCTCTCCGGTATGCCTACATCGCGCCCACACGCGACCAGGGGAAGGACATCGCTTTTGGATATTTGGTCTCCTTCGCAGGCCAGATACCAGGCGTGGAGATAAACCGCGCCGATTTGATGATCACCTTTCCGAATAAGGCGAGCATCAGGATTTACAGTGGTGAATCATACGACCGGATGCGTGGACTGTATTTCGATGGAGTGATTTTTGATGAGTATGACGACGTTGACCCCGGCGCGTGGAACTCAGTGGTGCGTCCTACCCTCTCCGATTACACGGGCTGGGCTACATTCATTGGCACCCCAAAGGGCCGGGGGAGCTTCTGGAGGCAATGGAGCTATGCCTTGCAACAAGATGACTGGTTCACCCTCATCCTCAAGGCGAGCGAAAACGGGATCATCAACCCAGAAGAGCTGGCCGACATCAGGAAATCAACCCCGGAGCATATTTATCAACAGGAATATGAGTGTTCGTTTGCCATCGGTCGGCCTGGGGCCATCTTCTCGAAGCAGATTGAAGCGGCAAGGGCCTCCATGCGGATTACCGATAATGTCCTCTGGTTCAAAGAATTGCCGGTCTATTCATCGTTTGACGTTGGAGCGGCCCGAAATCAAAAGGTCTGGATCTGGCAAATGGTTGGTGACCGGATCAACTACCTCGAAGCTCTCTCTGGTGATGACGAATGTAAGACTCCCGCTGATTGGGCTGCCCGCCTCATGACGAAAAGATACCGCTACGGAGCCCACTTCCTCCCGCATGATGCTTGTGCGGAGAATGGCGGTCTCTGGCAAGATGGCCTCGGCACAGGTGGGTTGTCTCATGTGGTCGGAGTGCCTCGGCAAAGGTCAGTGTGGGATGGGATCAACCTAGCCGTGGATGCCTTCGAGCGGGTGCATTTTAATGATTCGGGTTGCTCGGATGGGCTTGACGCTCTGGACGCCTACCATTCCAAGGAGGAACGCGATGGTGTGACGATCAAGGATGTTCCCTCCCACGATTGGGCCTCCCACTACTCGGATGCGTTCTCCCTATCGCACCAAGCCATCAAGGCGGGGCTCGTTATGGACAGAAGCGCAATTGCGGCCCGTCCACGATCCGGCCAGCGTCCCACCGTCCACTTGGGTATTCGGGGGACAAATTCAATCAAGGTCAATATCCGTCGATGACTCCGATTGACCGAGTGAGGCAGCTCTATCGACAGTGGCCGCAACCTCGAACCTTCGAGGAAGATGTCCGCGCCCATTTGCAAGTTGGCCATGTGCTCCACAATGATGATTGCTTTGGTTTGGGGAGAGCGGTCAATCGGTGGGCTGGTTCGGAAATTATCGATGACCCTTGGCGCAGCTTTGATAAGGCGGACCAAAACGCATGGCTGATTTTTGCATACGCGGGGCGACTCAAAACAATTCTTGACTTTATCCCCTACAAATTGCAATTCATTGGTTTCCAACGACGGGGAAAAACAATCCGGTATTATGATTTTGACAAACTTCTTCAGCGCATTCGGCAAGCGGGTTAATCCTGGCCAATTCTTTTTTGGGGGCGGACAGTCGGCACCATCGGCACCGAAGCCGGTAAAAATGCCAGCGGCACCGCAAGTCACGATCCCAGCGCCGCCACCTCCTCCGCCTCCCATTCCGCCGGCCCCCACGGTGAGCAATCTTGACGCTTCACAGGCCGCGACCGATCAGAAGACACAGGCCGCCAGGCGCAAGGGAGTTCGCTCCACGCTGATCGCTGGCGAGTCCACGGGTGCGCTTTCTCCTGCTACGGGCAGCCAAAACAAAACCCTTCTCGGGTAAATGGTTGATAAAATTCCAGACGGCGGGCATTCTCTCGCTAAATACTGCGGAGAAAGACTTGCGAGCCTCAAGAGCGCTCGGGCATCTTGGGAGCCGACTTGGGATGAGTTGGCCCGCTACATCATGCCGAGAAAAGCGGGGAAGATTTACCATTCCACGACTTCGCCGGACACTTCAGCGGAAGAAGAACTATTTGATTCGACCGGAGTTTTTGCCAATCAGACTCTTGCTAATGGGCAAATGTCCTACATCACGCCTGCGGATTCTCGATGGTTTACGCTTGATGCTCCAATGAGCAAGAAGGGTGACGATGAGGTTGATTCATGGTTTCAGAAATGTTCGGAGATCACCCAAGCGGAATTGGCAGGCTCAAATTTTTATTCTGAGATTCACGAGTTGTATTTTGACGATGGATGTTTCGGGACCAGTTGCATGATCGTATTGCCAGGGAAGTCGGTCTCATTGAATTTCGAGGCTTTGCCAATCGGTTCCTACTGGATCGACGAGGACGACGAAGGCAAAATTGATACGCTTTTTCGCGAGATTCAGCTTTCAGCCAGGCAGGCGGAAATGAAATTTGGCGCGGACAATCTCAGTCCCAAAATGACGGCGGCTTTGGAGAAGTTTAGGAAGGACGGCAAGCAAGGATCGCCCTTCACGGTGTCTCATGGTATTTATCCGCGTCCCTATGATGAGCGGGAACCGGGGAAGATGGACCGGAAAAACAAGCCTTGGAGGTCTGTTTACTTCATTGCTGGGGAAAACCATCTTATTTCCGACGAGGGATTTGATGAGAAGCCGTTCTTTGTTTCCCGTCATGCGATAAAGAGCGGTGACATTTACGGGACTTCTCCCGGACAATCGGCACTAGCCGACCTGCGGCAACTGAATTTTCTGGTCAAGCAAATGGACGCCTTGGCAGAAGTGACGGCCTTCCCTCGCTTTCTTGCGCCATCCTCTATGGTGGATGAGATTGACCTTCGGGCTGGTGGTATGACTATATTCAACGAAAACCTGCCTGGTGCTCTGCTGAAAGAATGGATGACTGCGGGCCGTTATGATGTCGGGCTTGACCGCGAGAAGCGAAAACAAACCGCCATCGAACGATTGTTCTACGTTGATCTTTTTCAAATGTTCTCCCAGGTTGATAAACAAATGACGGCGCGAGAAGTTTCCGAACGAGCATCGGAAAAGCTGGCTCAATTCACACCGGCCTTTGCCCGCAAAACCACCGAACTTATCACTCCACTACTTCAGCGTGTCTTTGGCATCCTCCTCCGTGCGGGCAAGTTCCCTCAACCTCCCATGCAAGCCATCGAACAAGGGGCCGATGGTGCGTTCCTCCCAGATCCCTCTGTCGCTTATAATTCGCGGGTAGCTCTTGCAATCAAAGCCCTCCAAAACACGGCATTTTTTCGGTCGATGGAAATCAATATGCCTCTCGCCCAGCAACATCCCGAGATCATGGATAATTACGATCTCGACAAGATTTCCCGCGATACCAGCCGGAATGACGGCTTGCCCGCTGATTGGATGCGGGATAAAGACGAAGTTGATGAGATCCGGGCCGGTCGGGCTCAGGCCCAGGCAGAAGCCGCGCAGCAACAGCAAATGTTGGATGCGTCGATGGCGGCAAAGAATGTTGGCGGGATCAAACCAGATTCAGTTGCAGGACAAGCCATCTCGAAAGAATTATGACAATAGCGGAAAAGCAAAGCTCCCGAAAGCTCAAGTCCGACCAAGAGCACGGCCAGAGGATTTCCCTCTATCGTCAAGTTTTTGGATCGACTGAGGGACAAGCGGTCCTAGCTGATCTATCCAAGGCAGCCGGGCTGACTTCCCGCGTGTTCATGCTGGCGGATAAGGGCGACCATTCTGCCTATGACCCTCTTAAAGCTGCCCTAAAGGATGGTGGCCGTGATGTGATTATCCGCATCCATGAGATCCTTTCTTCTCCAATCGAGGAGGAAAAACCAAAACCCAAAGTTAAAAAATCATGATCGAATTAAAAGGAAACACCGTCTTGCGAGATGGGGAAGAGGTTGGAGTGGTGGACGAAAAGAACGTCTTCCATCCAGTCCAAGGCTTGCACCACAAGACCGTCACAATGGTCGAAAAGGAACTTTCCAAAAACCAGGGTGGACAAGCGGCAAGTCGCTTGCCTCATAAGCAAGAGATCGCCGGTTCGAGTCCGGCCCCTGGCACCACTTCGCTTAAAGGCGAGCCTGAACGAACTGAACTTGGGGACATTGACCCGGATCTGATCGAATGGCGGCGCGAGAATTGGACGGAAGCTGATTTCGTCGCGTTATATCCCGCATCCCGGTTGCGGCAACTCGGGCTTTAATTTATGGACAAAAAAGCTAAATCAAAAAAGGCGACAGTGAAAAAGAAAATCTCCGTCAGACCTCCGGTAAAGAAAAGCCAAGCGCGAAAAACTAGTTCAAGAGTTCTGTCCACAATGCAGAGGGTTGTTGAAGAGATTCATAATAAAAACCAAAAAATGAGGAATGACCTCATTGACTCGATGGCGTCCGACCTTTCAAAGAAAATTCAAGAGGCAGTGAGGCTGGCGGCGTTAGATCGCGACATGGAAAGGTTCGTTGAATGGGGGATAGGCAGCCATTGGGATGCATACAACGTCATTGAAGAAGCCACTAATAGCGGAGCAAGAAAAGCAATTTCATGGCTCAGACTTCAAGGGCAAAATATAAATTTATGAGCGAAGAAACCACTACCACCGAGGCGACCACGGAAGCCCCTGCCACCACAACCGAAGCAACCGCAACAACCCAAGCGCCGCCTCCTGCTGGCTTCGTTGGTGAAGATGGCGCGTTTGTCGAGGGATGGACTGACCGCTTGCCGGAAGAGATGGGCGATGCCAGATCAACTTTTGGCAAATTCAAGTCACTGCCTGATATGGCCAAGAGCTATCGGGAACTCGAAACCCGCCTTGGAAAACCAGTAGGGGTAACGGTGCCTGGCGAAAATGCCAAGCCGGAAGAAGTGGCTGCCTATCGAAAGGCGGTGGGCGCTCTGGAATCCGTCGATGAATATGCCAAGATCAAACCGGAGAACTTGCCGGAAGGTCTCGACTGGAATGACGATCTATCAAAGCCGGTCTATGAACTGGCCCACAAATACAACATCCCAGCGGAGGCGGTGAAAGAATATGTGGCCCTCCGCGCTCAGCAAGAGTCTGGCCGGATCGTCGCGACGACGGGCGAACTGCAACGGCAACTGGACGAAGGCACCGCCACGTTGAAAAAGGATTGGGGCGAGAATTACGACAAAAATCTTCATCGTGTCGCCCAGGCGGCAAAAATTGCTGGGGTGGATGCGACGACGGCGCCAGGGTTCCGCGACCCGGAGACGCTTAAAGGCTTTCTTCGCCTCTCGGAAAAGCTCTCGGATGATGTTTGGCAGACCGGCGCAACCAGCAACAGTGCATCTATGTCGGCCAAGGACATCCAGACCAATCCTCAGAATCCGCTCTACGACCGATACCAGAAGGGCGACCCTGATGTGGTGGCCCAGGTTCGCTCTTTGATAAAGCGAGGACAATAGTTCGCCCTAAACGGGCATCATGAGGGGCCGGTCACCAATGGGTTTTGGTGGCCGGTCTTTTTTTGCGCGATAACGGATCGAATTAAAATATTTGTGTTGACTGGATGCGGGAAATTTCATAAAGAATAAATTCAGCAATAAAGCGGACAACCTCCTTCGTGTGGCCCGCCGATGGCAATCCCAAGACGGAAACCCGGAAACGGACAATTTCGCTGCCATGGGCGCAGTTTAAACCACAACGAAATTCAACAGGAGATTATTAATCTTATGTCCGCTAATTCTACAATCCCGGCACACTATCCGCTGGAATATGGTACCAACTGGGAGCAGCTCGTTCAGCAATCTGACAGCCGCCTTTCAGAATACGTCACCATGGCACCCTTCGACGGCAAGTCGAAGGACTTCAATCAAATCGGAGCCGTTACCTGGCAGGCCATTCTTGGCCGTGCTCGCGAAACGGTTATCACTGACACCCCGCTCGGCAAACGACGTTTGACCCAAGGCGGATACGACAAAGCTGACCTGTTCGACGAATGGGATGAGACCTTCCTTGGTCAAATCTCGCTTCCTCGTTCTGAGGTTCAAATGGCTCACCTTAATGGGTGGAATCGCCTCAAGGACACCGTGATTATCGCGGCTGCCCTCGGTGATGCCGTTGTTCCCTCGGTCACTTCGCTTGGTCTCGAAACAACCACCACGACCGCGTTGCCCGTTGGTCAGAAGGTAGCCATCGACTACGTGGAAAGCGGCAGTGATGCCAATTCCTCGCTGACCATCGGAAAACTCCGTCAGGCCAAGTTTATCTTGGACGATGCGGACGTGGACGATGAAGAGGCCCGGTGTATTGCCATCACGGCAAAAGAACTCCAAGCGTTGCTTCGGGTGACCGAAATCACAAGCATCGACTACAATAGCGTCAAATCGCTGGTCGAAGGCAAGGTTGATACGTTCATGGGATTCTACTTCAAGAGGGTCTCTTCGAGCGTGATGCCTGCAGTGTCCGGCGTTCGCAATCTCCCTTGCTGGGTGAAGAGCGGCGTGAAGATGTCCACCGTTGGCGCTCGCGCTCACATGGACATCCGGGCCGACAAGAGCCATTCCTTGCAGATCCGTCATACCGGCCTTGTCGGTGGCGTCCGCATGGAGGAAGCGAAGGTCGTGCAAATCGCAGTTGATACCACCTTGGCCTAATCGCCGCAAACTTAACGAAAATAGGAAACCAAAAAAATGGCAACACTACTCGGAACTGACACCTTCCAAAAGCAGGCGTCAACCAACCCAGGGGCGCGACCTCTGGGACAAGTCATTTCTGGCGATGTCCAGGAAATCACCGGAACGTACACCACCACTGCAGCGGATGCTGCTGCGGACATCATCCCTCTGTTCAAGCTCCCTGTGGGCGCGATTCTGCGGGATATGTACGTGACCACAGACGGAATTGGCGGCACAGGATTCATCTTCTCCAGCATTGGAGATGCTGGCGACGACGATCGGTACGCTACCACCGACATTGCGTTGACCGCAGCAGGCATCGAAATTAAGATGACTGCTCGGAACACGAATGCTCTGGCTCCGTTTGCCGTCGATACGGCAGCTAACCAGACCGTAACGGGAACACTCGCTTCGGGCAGTGGCACCGTTACCGCAGGAAAGCTCATCGTCATTCGGGCAAGCTACCGGATGCCCTGACCGAAAATCCAACTACCTGCGCTTTCGGAAAACCGGAAGCGCAGTCTTGGATTTTTAATCTTCATGGCCTCTGACGTTCAAATCGCGAACCTTGCACTTGCAAGGATTTCTCAAGATCAAATTCTTGCGCTCAGTGATGATTCCCCATCAGCGCGTTTCTGTAACGCCTTCTTTGACCAAGCGCGGGAAGAGGTATTGCAATCAAATCCTTGGCGATTCGCCATAAAGACTGCCACCCTATCGAAGCTAACTACTACCCCGCTTCTGGAGTGGGAGTTCGAGTACCAACTTCCCTCCGACAATCTGCGGGTGCTCTCACTGAATGGTTCCGGTCCGCATGATCGAAGCGATTACTTTGAGATTCAGGGGAAGACGCTCCTGACCGATGAGGGATCAGCCATCATCAAATACGTTTTCCGGGTCACTGACGGTTCTTTCTATCATCCGCTTTTCGTCTCTGCGCTTTCCTGCCAGTTGGCGGCCATGATCGCCAAGCCGCTGACAGGAGACGAGAAGATGGCATCTTCCTTGTTGATGGAATATGCCCGATTGACTGGGCCTGAAGCTCGCCGGGTCGATGCCTACCTAGGCCACCGACGCCCAGCCTTGCCTGCGGTTACTAGCGAACTGGTGGCGGCGCGGCGGGTTTATAGCTCTGGCGGCGGAATCTACCGAACCTTGTAATGCCTTTCTCGCAACTCATTCCCTCGTTCAACGCGGGCGAACTCTCGCCATACCTCGACGCACGGCCCGACATCGAGAAGTACGGGAGCGGCTGCCGGACGCTTGAGAATATGATCGTTATGCCCTACGGCGGCGCGTATCGTCGGCCCGGAACGGAATACCTCGGCGCGGCCAAGCATTCAGACAAGCGGTGCCGGCTGCTCGGGTTCAATTTCTCAACAACCACAAACTTCATACTGGAGGCGGGTGACCTTTATCTTCGCTTCTGGAAGAACGGGGCCAGCGTGGAAGACCCTGTCAGTCCCGGGAACCCGCTTGAAATCGTAACGCCCTATCTTGAGGCAGACCTGAGGGACATCCAATTCATTCAGATTAATGACGTGATGTTCTTCGCGCACCCTTCCTATGCGCCCCGGAAGCTCTCGCGGTTGGCAGACAATTCTTGGCGGATTGAAGAATTGATACCCGATTGGCCCGCTCTTCTCGACGAGAACATTACCAAGATCACCCTGACGGCGAGCGCAACCACCGGGGACGCCATCACGATCACGGCGACAGCCCCCGCGTGGGCGGGGTCAACCGACTATCTTGCCGGGGAATATGTTTCTAACAGCGGGAGCATCTATAAAGCGGAGACAGATCACACCTCGGGCACCTTCGCCACAGACCTTGCCGCAGCCAAGTGGACGCTTCACACGGAATTCACTGCGGCCAGCGTCGGGAGCTACTACCAGATTGGGCATGATAGGGACACGGCAAGCATTGGAAAAACAATCGTGGCAAATGGCTCCTCCTCAACAATTGCGGTACTCGGGGATTGGGAATTGACGACCTATGGAACATGGACCGCTTCCGTGACCTTGGAGCGAAGCTATGACGGCGGGACGACATGGGCAACGGTCCGGGGGCCATATGTCAGCAAGAATGATCGCAACATTTCCGCCACCGGCACGGAAGAGAGTGAGGCACTTCTTCGGTTGACGGTGACAAATTATGTCAGTAACACGTCCGCCCGCGCTTTGCTGGAACTCAAGAACTCCAGGGAATATGGATTTGTAAAAATCTCGGCGGTAGCTTCTGCGACAAGTTGCACCGCGGCCGTCAAAAACTCTCTCACCAAGACTACGGCAACGTCCTTTTGGAGTGAGGGAGCTTGGTCGGGGCGGCAAGGCTACCCGCGCACGGTCTCGCTTCATGAACAGCGGGTGTATTACGCTGGGACATCCACCCGGCCTCAGTCGATTTGGGGGAGCAATACCGATGACTTTCAGAATTTCCGCACTTCGGCAAATGACGACGCGGGACTCTTCTTCTCGCTTTCATCGCAGGAGGCCAACCCGATCCAGTGGATGACCTCGCAAGATCAGCTTCTTATCGGGACCGCTGGAGATGAATGGACGCTTGGAAGCACGACTGCAGACACTCCAATCACTCCCTCGAATGTGCGGGCGGCGCGGCAATCGTCCTACGGATCGAAATACCTTCGGGCAATGGTCGTCAATGATGTGATTCTCTTCGTTCAGCGCCAGGGGCGAAAAATAAGGGAACTCGTCTATCAATTTGAAAAGGATGGCTGGGTTGCCCCGGATTTGACGGTGCTGGCGGAACACGTCACCAGCGGGGAAATCCTCGAATCGGCATTTCAGCAGCAACCGGATGCCCTATATTGGATGGTGGCGGGGTCAGGCGAACTTGTAGGCATGACTTACGAGCGGGATCAAAATGTGGTCGGGTTCCATCGGCATACAACTGACGGCACTTTTGAGAGCGTGGCTACGATCTATGGGGCATCTGGGCCGGATGAAGTCTGGTTCTCGGTCAACCGCACAATCAATGGGAGCGTGGTCCGATATATCGAGCGGTTCAGGACTGATTTTCGCGAGCAATTCGAGAATGAGAACAAGCCATACTGGTGGTACCTCGACTGTGCCAAGCGGGTGACGAATGATCCGGCTTCTGTTTCGGTCTCCGGGCTGACGCACTTGGAGGCAAAGGAAGTTGACATTTTGGCCGATGGTGCCGTCTCTCCAGCCAGAACGGTTGCCAGTGGTGCGATTACATTGCAAGCCGCAGCGGGGATCGTGTTGGCTGGCCTACGCTTTACCTCGACCCTTCAACCAATGAAAATGGAAATGCAACTTCGGAGCGGCTCAACTAAGGGGTCCAAGAAGAAAGTCTATCGGGCCGCAGTGAGTCTCCACAAATCCCTCGGTGGTGAATATCAGGGCAATGCCGCTGGATCAGCCTGGGATTGGATGTTTTCCCGCACCACTCATGATCCCATGGATTCATCGCCTCCTGTCTTTACTGGCGACAAAGAATTTCCGGTCACAGGAAACCATTCCAGAGCGGCGGTCATTGCCCTTCGTCAAACTCAACCCTTGCCTCTGACCGTGCTGGCAATAACGCCACAGTGGGAGGCAACTGGAATATGATGAAAGGCCCAATTCACATTCGAGATATGCGCGAAGGCGATATGGTGGCGTTTGATGCCGTGGGGCTGGAGTCGTATCGCGCCGCCGAACCGGTGATTCTGACTGTCGGAAAAGGCTGGGCTGTCGAAAACGAAGCTTCGCAGATTGTCGCGATTGGTGGCATCATTCCCTCGCATCCAGGCTCAGGAGAGTCTTGGTTCATCATTGAGCCATCTTTGCAAGAATATCTTTCGGGGCTTCGCGCTCTATCGTTCATCCGTTCCTGTCGTGATTTTATCATCAGCGCATTTGTATCTTTAGACCTACACCGCATCCAAGCCCACATCATCGCTTCCCCGGCAACCGGGTCGTATCAGAGTGCTCGGTTCGTCCGGTGCATGGGATTCGTGAGCGAAGGAATCCGTCAAGCTTGGGGACCAAGCGGAGAAGATATGGAAGAATTTGTCCTATTTCCACAGAAGGAGGAGTTCTAATGGCTCTCGAAGCACTCGGACTCACATTGGGGGCGTCAATCGCCCTTTATGCCGGAGTTGCCAGTACTGCGGTCGCTGCGGCTGGCGCGGGCCTGTCCTATTATTCCCAACAACAACAGGCAAGCAATGCTTCTGCCATGGCGAATTACAATCGCCAAGTCGCAGACCAGAATAACCGGATCAACCTGCAATTGGCCCAACAACAATCCACATGGCAGGCCCAAAATGCGTCAGCGCGGGCGCAGGCTCAACAGAATAACGCAACAGCCTTAGAGCAACAAGGCCGTGCGGCTGAGTCTCAGGCGCGAGAGGAGGCCAGCCGCGAGAGGATGCAGAACGAACGCCAACTCGCCTTGCAGCGGGCTCGCTATGGAAAATCCAACGTCACCTCGGAAGGATCTCCCTTGGCCGTGATGGCTGAAACTGCCTCGCTTCTTGAGCTAGGGGTTCAGGACATCAACTATCGCGGGGACATGGAAGGCCGGGCGTTTGACCGGAGGGCACAACTTGAGCGCTTTGAGGCCGGATTCAGCCTTTTCGATGAGGGCCTTGCCCGATATGAAGGTGCGGCGGCTCAAGCTGGGTTCTCCATCAATCAAAACAAGGCTCGGGCCGACTACCTGTCCGGCATGAACACCGCGCAAGGGTTCCGAAGCGCGGCGACAGGAACTCTTATTCAAGGGGCGGGGCAGGCAATCAACGTGGGGACGACTGGTTACTCGAACATTGCCGAAGCGCAACGAACCGTTAAAAAAAATTATGCCCATTCCGCTCGCTCAAATCCCTAACGCGCCACAACTAGGTCCAGATCCCTCGATGATCGGAGTTCCCCAGGCGAACACGAACCTTTCCGGCGTGGCTGGAAATTTGATGACGCAGCCGCTCCAACAAGGCTCTTTCGATGGAGCGGCCCGGGGGTCTCAGGCCATTGGTGATTCTATTTCCGGGCTGGGCGAAGTAGGCCAGCGGATTAGCGCGGTGATTCAGGATGCCAATGAGCGCAAGGCAAAAATGCAGGATGATGTGTCTCTGGCGACGATTGACGGACTCCGATCTGAAAGGCTGGCCCGATACCAAGGGACGCTACAAGGGAAATCAGAGGACCGCTGGCAGCCTGATTGGGAAACTGAATTTGCCAGCGGAGATCCGAAAGACTTGGAAGGACTGCCATTAAGTCAAGATGGAAGGCATCGGCTTGCGCTTCAAACGCAGGAATTCATGACGCGGGCTAACACTGGCCTAATTGTATCCTCGAATCGGTCGGCGGTGGATAGGGGGGCAGGCATAATGGTGTCCCAAGCGCAAAGGAAATTTGACGATGGCGATGATGCGGGTGGACGGGTGATAGTCTCGCAACTCGTCACCAATGGCGCCTGGCGACAGGATCAGGCGGACACATTTTTGAAGCAGGTTAAAGAGACCCGGAATGCCAATGAACTGACCGGCTTCATGCAGTCGGCCCCCCCGCAATTTGCGGATGACATGAAGATCATCAAAAACGGGAAGGACATCCCGCCCCATTTGCAAGACATGGCGGACCATTACTTTTCTGGTCCCGATGGACGGATGAAGATCGACAAATGGGAAGTCGAAGCGGCCCGGAACCTCCGAAATTTCCAGATTCAAGGGTCCAATGAAATTGACGATGACATTTTGAGCGGGAACATTACCACGGAAGATCAAATCCATGATAGGACGGCAATCCTTGGCCTCGGGGAAAAAGACGCGCGTTCCTTCGTGGATTCGCTGGCGGTAGAGAAATCCACCACACCGGAAGGACAAGCGGCATACCTCGCGGCTTACGATCAGATGTGGACGGAATCCGTCAATTACGATCCATCCTCGGACACTGACGGCCAAGAGCGGATGAGGATACTTCGTGACATCCGGTCCCAAGCCATTCCAGGCGAGCGGCAACCGCTCCTAACCAATCTCCGCGAGGCCATTAAAGACGGCATGACCCCGCAACGGGAACGGGCGGCGAACATGGAGAATGTAATCGACACCATTGGCATGCAAGGGCTTTTGATCGAAAAACCAAAATCCAAACCAGAAGACGACCGTGAGGCTTGGGCTGAATACACGATTGCTCTGAACCAGAAGAAAGCAGCTTTGAAAAAGTCGGCCCGCGATTGGCAGAAAAAGTGGCCTGAACCTGGCCCGCAAGATGATGCCGATTGGATGAAGTCGGCGGTGGGATCAAGTACAGCGGGTGCGGCGGCGAAATCTATGTGGCAAACTCCCGGCAACTTATGGAGTTCGTTTATGAGCCGGCAGACGGGCGGCCTTGGGGATTTTATTCCAATTGTTCAACTGGGGCGCTTTCAGGCGGCTGGAATTTGGGGCGACAAGAAAACGAATGGCGAAGTTCCATCTGATGCGATTCGAGCTAAAGCCAGCAAACCCCAACCCCAACCAACGCCAGCCACAGGCGGCAAACTCGACAGCGCCTTGATTGATGCAGTGAAACAGTGGGAGGGGTTTAGCTCTGGTTCTTATGACGACTACAAGCAAACCGCCATCGGCTACGGGACGAAAGGCAAGCCGGGGGAGACCATCACGAGGGCAGATGCCGATAAGCGCCTTACCTCGGAATTAGAGACTCACGCGGCAAGGGTTGACGCTCAGATTGCCAAGAGCGGAATCAGTCTAAATAAAAATCAGCGGAACGCCTTAATTAGTTTCGATTTCAACACCGGCGACATCGAGACAATCATGACATCGAAAAGCGCGGAAGAGATCGCAAGACGGCTCCCGACATGGAACAAATTCACAAAGGGCGGAAAATTGGTGGTGAGTCGAGGGTTGATAAATCGTCGCCAAAAAGAACTGGAAATGTTCAACTCCTAACATGGCTTTAATTATCGACCCGGAACCGCAAGAGGACAGCCCCGTCATTGACGACGCAACCGCCCATAGCTTTATGGAGCGACTCGACACGGCGGGACCGGATGAGCGGCCAACCATTGAGGCAAAACTCCTTCAATACGCCGACGCACAGGACGCAAGGAAGCGCGAAGTGCAAGGGGAGCATTTCGCCAAGCTCTATACGGACGATGAATTTTTCAAGAAGCAGTCGCGCCAACCCGCCGTGGTTGATGCTATGGCGGCATCATTGATTCCCGAAACGCTGCCAATCAGGGCGGCAAATCAAGCGTATCTCGAGTTTGCCACGGGGAAGCAACCTGGGGAACTGACCGACACGTACGAACATTGGCGGGACGGGTTCGGGCAAAAAGCCAATGGAAAGCCGACCATCACGGATCAGGAAATGTTTTCGCTGGTGCGAGACAATTTCACAGGGGAGAAGAAACGAGCGATGGATGAACAACTCATCCTTGGTGATGTCATGAACGGCCTTTTCGAGGAAGCGACGACTGGAGTGGTACAAACTGGAGCCGCAGCACTCCAAAAATACAAGACTGAAAATCCCGATTTTGCCAAAGGTCTCAAGCCGGGCGAGGAAGCGCAATATCTCAATGGACTCATGGCGACGAGGGAAGATCTTCGAGAGAAATTCGACAAATATGCTCCCACCGCAAAGCGCCTCTATGACGAGGTGACAAGTCAGACAGGGCAGAAGGAAGGCTCTGGCGCGAAGAATGTCATTGGAGAGATTGCCAATATGCCAAAGGCCGACCAAGACATTCTCTTTTCTGCAGTATTGCTGGCCGCGCAACGGAGCGGGTTTGATCCGAAAGGGTTCTTGAAGCAGACTGCGGAAACGCTCGGGCGCGCGACCATCGGCACAATGAATCAAACCGTAAGAGTGACGATGGAGGACGGCTTGCGAAACAAGCTCAGGTCATTAAATCAGCTTGATGTCCCTGAAATTAAATACGGAGGCCCACGAAGCATGGATGAGATTGGAGCATTTGCGATGCTGGGGCCAAGGTCTCGGTCGGGATTTGAGGAGAGTTACCCGACGCCAGAGAGTAGAGCGAAGGCTAAGGAGGAAATCCAAGATCAACTGAATGTCATTGGCGTTATTCGCAAGATCGACAATCTTTCACAGGAGGCGGACCCAATCAAGGTGGTCTCGAAAAGCTGGCTTGGGCAAGTGGCGGAAAAATCAGTCTATGGCGTTGCTGGGTCTGCTGGGATCATGGCTTCCTCAATGATTCCCGTCATTGGTCCAGCGTTGACGTTTGCGGCTTACCGAGCAGGCAAC